AAAGAATTATTAAAAGAAACCCCTAAAAAAGCTTTATCTCACATTCAATCTAGTTTAAATGATATCGAAGTTACTTATGATGAAGATGTTATTTCCTACGAAACAGATGCAGAGAATAGATTTTCAGAGTGGGAAGGTAGAAGTAAAAAACGAAAAATGGGCGAAGGTATGATGGGTATACCTACACCATTCAAATCATTGAATAACACAGGTGTTGGTTGGATGCCGGGAGAGTTGATTGCTTTGTTTGCTAGACCTACAGTCGGTAAAACATGGATGTGTATTCAAGTTGCAGCTACTGCTATGATGAATGGACACAAAACCCTTTTAATTTCAACAGAAATGCCTGTAAGTGCTATTAGTTTAAGAGCAGATGTAGTTTTAGCTAAGATGATGGGATACAATTTCTCACACTCAGCTCTTAGAACAGGTCAACCAATAGATGAAGATAAGTATAAAGAATTTTTACAGAAGTTAAATGGAAGACCACTATTAATCTGTGATCATATTCAAGGAGAAAGTAGTATTTCTTTAGAAAGTATTGCAGCATTAATACGAAAACACAATCCTGATTTGGTTGTTTTAGATGGAATTTATTTAGTATCATCAGGAGATGGTAGAAAAGCAATGTGGGAACAATCCCATTCATTGTTTTATGGTATGAAGACTCTTGCTCTTAGTACTAATACTCCTGTATTCGTTTCTACACAAGCTACTAGAGAGGCTGCAAATATGTTTGAGCCACCTAGAGCAGATCAAGTTGCATTTGGAGATGCTTTAATTAGATCTTCAGATGTAGCAATGGCAATGTGTAGAGTTGAGAATGAGGAGAATCAGAGATTAGTCCAATACCAAAAATATAGAGATGGAGTCCTTTCAGTTGATAGTTCTATAATGGATTGGGATGTTGATAAGGGATATATAGAAGAAACAGATGAGGATGTCTGGAATAACAACGAAGACTTTTAAGGAGGACATATGAAAGTTTTAAACATGATTATGAAATATTACTCTCTCTTTAATAAGTACTCAGATGTAATACCTGAAGTTGTTCAGCTTATAGATACTGCTGCAAAAGCAGTTGAAGATAAGAAGATCAGTAAGGCAGAACAGAGTGCATTAATGAAAGAGTATTGGGACGTAATTAGAAAAATAAAAGAGGCAGCATAATGGTAAATTGGGCACAAATATTACTAGATACAGGAATAGACGTACCTGAAGAATTTGATGAATTTTCTATCAGGTGTCCATTTCATGAAGATGGTGTAGCTTCGTGTTCAATTAACATTGATAAAGGTGTGTGGATCTGCTTCGCAGGATGTGGACAGGGAACCTTAAAAAGTTTCTTAAAAAAATATTTGGATTGTAATGGCGTAGAGCTTGAAAAAATGTTATTTGATAGTCAAATGGATTTTAACATTGACATTTTTGATGATTTACAAGCTACTATTGAACAAAGAGAAGAGTATTTTATGGAAGCTGATACTTCAACTTTTCCAAGTTGGATATTTGAAAGAGGTTTTTCTGAACAAATCTTACGAGAATGGGGATGTGGAACTACTGAATATCAGGATTTAGTGATTCCAATACATAATTTAGAATCAACTCTTGTAGGATCAGTTACTAGAAGGATAAATGCTATCCCAAAGTATATGTATTCTAAAGGATTGAAGAAATCTGAAGTTATATTTGGAGCACATAAATTAACAGAACCTAAAAAATACATTTGTATAACTGAAGGTTCTCTTGATACAATGTGGTTAACTCAAAATGGACATCCAAGTGTTGCTATTTTAGGAGCAACTACTTCTAGAAAACAGTTGGACATTTTGAAGTCATTACGAACAGAGGAATTTATCTTATGTTTTGATAATGACGAGGCAGGACAAAGGGCGATATCGAGAGCAATGCTTGACATATCGACTAGTTTTATGGTATCATATATAAAGATACCGAAAAAATATAAGGACGTACAAGATGTACGTTCCAAGGCATTACTCAATGAAGTAATAGCAAATAGACATTATTGGTAATATAGGAGGATATATGTCAGGAATAGCAAAAATTTTGCAAAAAAGAGAAGCTGTATTAAACCCATCAGATAATCAATCTTTTGGTAAAGAGATTTGGTTTAAAGACGGAGACCAAGCGTTTCTTACTCCAGTAGCTTCAGGAGAAGAAGGGGACGCTTTATTAGATGAAATCTATCTGTATACGTACAGGTCAGGTAATAGGTGGATTAATCTATTATCAGATGATTCAGTAGACACAAGTTCTGTGCCAGCTGATTCTAGACCATCACACAAATTCGCTTTTTGGGCTTACGTTCATGAAATCATACATACTGAGAAAAAGGTAGATGATTGGGAAGAAATTGAAGGTCCAAGTGGTAAGAAAATGTACAAACAAGTCGTAAATGACTTTAAGGTTGTACCTTTAGGCTTCGGAAGAAGCGATTACATCTGGAACCAACTTGTAGATGTTTACAATGATTGGGGACAATTAAACAAAGGTGTAATTAGAATAAAAAGAACAGGTGCAGGTATGTATGACACTTCATACACTGTTGCAGCAACTACTAGAGCATCAGAAATACCTGAAGACAAAACGTCTGAAATTAGTGAATTACCATCAATCAAGGACTATTACATGGACAGATATGGTAAATCACCTGAAGGCGAAAATGAAACTAGTACATTTAGTACTGATGATACAGAGGATGATTTATTTTAAATGATAATTAGAGATCAAGATACATTTAATAAAATACTTCCAACACTAGATACTCATACAGTAGTAGTGGATGTGGAGACAAATGGTTTTGATTCCTATGGTAATCATCAAATATGTGGAATCGGGATTGGATTTGATAACAAAGTAGATTCGTTCTACTTCCCTTTCCGCCATCAACAAGTGGGAGTCAACCTTCCTAATGAGTGTTTAATAGCCTTAATTGCGTGGCTTAACAAAGCTAAACACCTTGTTGGTTATAACATCAAGTTCGATCTCCGATTCCTTGAAAAAGAAGGTTTACTAGTAGGAGATAAAGACCTTATAGACGTGCTTACTATGGTAAGACTCACAGAATCGTCTACAGTTAAGGATTTAGACCTTACTAGCACAATAAAAAGAGCATATGGTGAGGTCCATTGTGCATATGATTTAGAAACTAAAAAAGTTTTACGTTCTAATAAATGGCACAAGGACTTCTCCATGGCTCCTGTAGATTTACTAGGACCATATTGTGAGAAAGATGTTTTCTATACTGCTAAACTTTTCAATGATAGGCAAAATATGATAAAGAAGTCTAATCAAAAAGAAGTTTGGAAGATGCAGATTGAATTAACTAAGGTTTTATATGCTATGGAAGGGCGTGGAATTGAGATAGATAATAAATATGTTCACGAAACTATGCTTAAATTAGAAGAAAGAAAAGATGAGATTAAAAATAGGGTTATAAATCTTGCAGGAAAGGAATTTAATCTTAATAGTACACAACAATTAGGAGAAGTATTAAATGATAGAGGTATATTATCTCCTGAAAAGACTGCAAAAGGTCAGCAATCGTGGAATGAAGCTGCATTAGTACAAATAAATGATCCTATTGCTGGATATGTACGACAATATAGAGCTTTAGAGAAATTAAGGTCCACATATTTAGAACCTTTTCTAGTAAAGAATGAATTACATACAACTTTTTGTAATTGGGGTACTTTAACAGGTAGATTATCTTCTAGGAATCCTAATTTACAGAATATTCCTAGAAACCATTTTAATTTAATAGATAAAGAATTAACTGAAACTGATAAAGAAGAATTAAAAGGTAGAATTAATGCAACATTAGCCGCAAAAGGTCAAACAAGTAGGGTTGAAGGGTTAAGTGATGAGGTTTTAAACACTTGGACGTTTGTTGGAGATGAATCTTTCGATAAATCTAATGAAGGACAGATATCAATTAGAAATTTATTTGTTCCAAGAGATAATTATTGGTTAGTTTCTTTTGATTATTCACAAATGGAAGTAAGAGTATTCTTGAGTTATCTACGAAATAAAGAAGTTAATCAAATGTTAACTAAATCTAATGTAGATTTTCATGGAGAAGCTGCAAAATTAGCATTTAATGTTACAGAAGATGATGATACATTTAAAATGTTTAGACAAACTGCAAAAAGTATTACTTTTGGAACTATTTATGGTATAGGAAATCAAAAATTAGGTATACAATTAGGTGTCCCTGCTCAAGAAGCATCTAATTATAAGAAAAGATACTTTGATGGGATTAAGGGTTCAAGAGAATTCTTTAATGCAGTTGTCAAAAAAGTAGAACGAGTGGGGCAAATACGAAATAAATATGGTAGGGTTTACCAAATACCTAGAAATCTAGGTTATAAAGGAATAAATTATCTTGTACAAGGCACAAGTGCTGATATTCTTAATGAAAGAATGATAGAAGTACATAAACTTTTACAAAATTATAAAAGTAATCTATTGTTGCAAGTACATGATGAGATAATTTGTGAGATTCATAAAGATGAGATAGATGAATTACCTTCCTTAATAAAAGATTTATTAATTGAAAATTCTTTGGGTATACCTTTAGAAGTGGATATAGAATTATGTAATCCATCATGGGCAGTTAAAGAAGATTATGATAAATTAAATTGGGTTGAACCTATTATTCAAGAACCAGTAAAAGAAAAAGAATTAGTACATAGTATAGATTGGAGCTAACATGGAAGTTAAATTAAAAAAAGACGAAAGTTTTGAAAAATTATTAAGACGTTTTACAAAACAAGTTCAAAAAGAAGGTATTCTAGAAACTTATAGAAAACATTTAGAATTTGAACCTAAAAGTGTACAACGTCAACAAAAGAAATCAAATAAATTAAGGAAGAGTAGACAAAATGCATCTTAAAGAGAAATTAGATAAATATCTAGAACAGACTGATGAAGAAGTAATGTTATATGATGAGTATGAAGATGCGTTTATAGGGTTAGGTTATCAACAATATAGGGGTCCAATTGCAATATATGATGCAAAAAAATCCATTGAGATATTAACTAAAAATTTTATGGAAGATCCTGATTGCGAGGGGGAAGAAGCAGCAGAAGAAATGGCTCAAGAATGGTTTGATTACAATACTATAGGAGCATGGTATGGAGATCAAACACCCATATTTATAATGATAAACAATGAAGATATAGATGAGTATGTAGGAGATTAATATGCCAGCAAGTTGGAGTAACCCTAAGTTTAAAGGGGATTTTACAATGGGAGAATATAAAGATAAAAAGAAAAATTTTCCAGATTTAACATGGAAGGAATATAGAGAAATGAAAAATGATGGTTTAAATTATTTAGTTGAAAAAAATAGAAGAAAAATAGCTGATGAAGAACGTCTTAAACAAGAGAAAGAGGCAGCAAACTATAAATATAAGATGGCAGATATTGAAGCTGGATTAACAGATTTTGACAGTGATATAGATCCTGACCATTATAATCTTGCTATTGAACCTTTTGATTACATTTATTATAACGATTTAGGTTTTGCAGAAGGTAATGTAATAAAATATATAACTAGATGGAAACAAAAAAATGGAATTGAAGATTTAAAGAAAGCAAAACAATATATAGATATGTTAATAAACAAGGAGGGCTATAAAAATGAAAATAAATAGTGTAAAAGATGTTTATAATATGTTTAGAGATAAACTGCCAGATGATATGTGGAACTTAGAATATATAGTTAAAGATGGTAAGAGAAGTAAGTCAGGTGGTTATACAAGATTAAACAGAGTATATAAAAAATTAAAAGCATGGGAACTAGAATATAAAAACCTAGAACCACAAAATTGTGAAAATGAATCTTGTGATGTTATAGCACCACCGGGATATTATTGTTTTTATCGAGATGGTCAAAAAGATGATGAAGGTGGATATTTTTTAAATTTCCATACATGTGAAGTAATTAGAACTACTGGCAATCCTAGAAAAATTGGTTATAATGGTCCAGAAGTTATATGGCTAGAAGATGATCATATAGATCCTAAAACTAAAACGCGTGAAATGTCTAAAGTTATACAATTAAATGCTGTAGATGAGATACTAAAAGAAAGAGAATCATGTCAAAAACTATGTACGCCTTGTCATAGAGAGAAGACTAAGGGAGAAGCAAGTTTTTCATATAAAGGAAAACCTAGACTTCCCTATGATGAAGCAGTTAGATTAATAAAAGAATATATAAAACCTGTGAGTAAATATCATTTTACTCCGGGTAAAAGATATGAACATAAATATGGTAAGGGAGCATTAGATGAAGCTATAGAAAAAGCTAAATCTAGTAATGACATGGCGTTATACGATGACTTAAAACGTATACCTAGAAATCCATACGTTACATATGCAGAACAAGGAATAGACACAAAAAATTTCTGGTTTGAAATTACAGGAAATAAGAATAAATATATGAGGAGGGCTAAGAAAAATGGCTAAAGTAGGAATAAAATTAGGGTTTACTTATAGGATAGGTGATCTAAGTACAAATCAATATGGAAGAATGGATGTAGATATACATGATATTGATACTGAACTTCCCTTAGATGAACAATTAAATAAATCTAAAGAGTATGCTGATAAAATATTTAAAACAGTAAAGGATAAATTAGATAATAGTTTGGATGAAATATTGGAGGAATCAAATGAGTGAAGTAATTAGAGCTGTAGTACTAGAAGATGTTCTTAAAGAAAGAGAAAGACAAGATAAAATGTATGGAGATCAAACTAACCATTCTGATCAGTATTGGAATGTAATTGCAACTGAAGAGAATGGTGAAGTAGCCAGAGCTATTTACGAAGAAGATGATGGACATATGTATGAAGAAATTATTCAAGCCTGTGCTGTATATTTTGCTTGGGCAGAAGCAATTAGAACAAGGGGACAAGAATGAAAGACAATGCAGAAAAAGCAATCCAAGATTTATTAAAAGATAAAAATCTTAATTTAACGCTGGGAGATAGTAATGTTTTTGACTATGGTAGAATTCCTTTTGGAATACCTGCTCTTGATACATTGACT